GTGGTGGAGCGTGATGGCAACATCGTTGTCACCCGCTGGACACCGCTGGAGGTAAGCCTGGTTTCAATTCCAGCTGACAATTCTGTCGGCCTGGGACGCGCTTTCGATGAAGGCGATAGCATGACCCAAGCAGAGCCCAAGACCTCGGAAGGGGTCGACGGTTCTCAACTGGATTCCGAAGCGCCCGAGCGGGCTGTAGAGGAAGCCGAGGCGGCCACCGCCGCATCACCCACCCCCCAACCTGAAACAGAGGTTCCTGAAATGGAAGCACCTGCTCCCGACATGGAGGTGATTCGGTCCGAGGCCGTCAAGGCCGAACGCGACCGCATCGCCGCCATCACCGCCCTCGGCGAGAAGCATGGCATGGCCGACATGGCCCGCGAGCTGATCGACGCTGGCCGCACCCTCGCGGAAGCCCGCGAGGCCGTTCTCGACAAACTGGGCTCTCGCGCAATGGAAGCACCTATCACCAACACTCAAGCCAAGACCAATGATGTCGGCCTGACCGACAAGGAGACCCGCAGCTACTCCTTCCTGCGTGCTCTGAACTACCTGGCCAACCCCGGCGACAAGCAGGCCGCCGAGGCAGCCTCGTTCGAGCGTGAGGTTTCCGAAGCCGCTGCCAAGGCTTACGGCAAGCCCGCCAATGGTCTGATGGTGCCCAACGAGGTGCTCCGTCGTGATCTGACCGTCGGCACTGCTGCTGATGGCGGCAACCTGGTGTCCACCGATCTGCTGGCCGGTAGCTTCATCGAGCTGCTGCGCAACAAGCTGGCTCTGGCTCAAGTGGGCGCTACCGTGCTCAACGGCCTCCAGGGCAACATCGCCATCCCCAAGCAGACCGGCGCTGCCACTGCTTACTGGGTGGGTGAGGGCAATGCTCCTACCGAAAGCGCCGAGACCATCGGCCAGGTGACCATGAGCCCCAAGACCGTGGGCGCTTATGTCGACTACAGCCGCCGCCTGCTGCTCCAGTCCTCTGTGGATGTGGAAGCGATGGTGCGCAACGACCTGGCTCGTGTGATCGCCCTGGAGATCGACCGCGCTGGTCTCTATGGCTCCGGCAGCAGCAATCAGCCCCTGGGTCTGATCGGCACCGCTGGCATCAACACCGTCAACCTCACCGGCTATGGCACCTTCGCCCAGCTGGTGAACATGGAGACCGAGGTTGCCAAGGACAACGCCGACGCCGGCTCGCTGTTCTACCTGATGAACGCTGCTGCTCGCGGCGCACTCAAGACCACCTCTGTGGCTGGTACTGAGGCCAAGTTCGTCTACGAGAACGACGAAGTGAACGGCTACCCCGTGGTGGTGTCGAACCAGCTCCAGCTGGATGACATCGTGTTCGGTGCCTTCGATCAGATGATCATGGGCCTGTGGTCTGGTCTTGACCTGACCCTAGATCCCTACGCTGGCGCCACCTCCGGCACCGTGCGCATCATCGCCCTCCAGGACGTTGACTTCGCCGTCAAGCAGCCTGGCGCGTTCTGCTACGCCACCGGCGCACTGAGCTGAGCATGATCGCTGGGCTGATCCAGGCCAAGCGGAACTACAACCCCTCCCTGGTTTCGACTGGGGAGGGGTTCCTCCTTGCCTACCGTTCGGAGCCGGAAGATTTCACGGTCAGTGAGATCGTGCTGGCTGAGCTTGACGATCAAATGCAGGTGCTGCGCAATCAGCGCCTGAAGGTAAGTGGCCATGCCGGCTGCTCGATTGAGGACCCCAGGCTGTTCTGGTTTGCGGGTGATCTGCACATCGCCTTCTCCATCGCCCGGTATGGCGACGAGCTGGGCTGGAAGTGCATCCAAGCCTATGGGCGGCTGACCAAGAAAGGCCGCACCTGGAGCATCCAGAAGGTGATCGTGCCCCGCTATGGGGCAAACGATTGGAGCGGCAAGGAGAAGAACTGGACGTTCTTCGAGGCCGAGGGTGCGCTGCGGTGCATTTACGACATGGGCGCTGCCGGCTGGGTGGTGCTTGAGCTGGACGGCGACGAGGTGGTGGACGAGTGGCGGCATCCGCCCGTGAACTGGCGGTGGGGGCGACTGAGCGGCGGCACCCCTGCGGTGGAGTGGGAGGGGCAGATGCTCACCGCGTTCCACAGCTGGGAAAAGCACCCGCGCCGGCATCGGCTCTATCACATGGGGTTGCTGACGTTTGGTGCTACGGCACCGCACGCGCCGACCATGATCTCCGGTGCGCCGATCCTGAGCGCCCGGCCCGAGTGGGGGGCTCCTGATCATGCCCACCGATGGCAGCCGCTCTGCGTGTTCCCTGGCGGGCTTGAGGTCTACGGGGGCAAGGCCCTGGTGGCCTATGGGCGCAACGATCTGGACTGCGCCACGCAGTTCTTCCGCATCGACCGGCTGCGGCCCGTGCAACCGCTCAGGGCTCGCGGTGCGGTGCGCCGGATCCGGCTGCTAGGTGATGTGATGCTCAACGGTCGCCAGACCTGGGCCGGTACTGAGGTGGCGGTGTTGGCCGCTGATGCAGCTAGCCTGATCGCACGCGGCAAGGCGGTGGCGCTGTGATCACTGAGAACCTCGACGTCTTCCTGGCTGATTTCGGTGTCTCCGTGACCGCAGGTGCCATAACGGGCGTCGGCCTGTTCGACATGCCAACCCAGGTCGTTGCGGACGGCATGGTGCTCACCAGTGACTACACCCTCACCGCCAAGACTTCAGACTTCGGTGGTGTGAGCTACGGCGATGCAATCACCGTCGATGGCACCGCCTACCAGGTGCGTGAGGTGCGCCGCCTGGATGACGGCAAGTTCTGTGAAATTGGCCTGAGCAAGGTTTGACATGACCACCCGCCGCGAATCAATCCTGGCCGCCATCACCACCGCACTGGTTGGCACGACCGGCGTGGGCAGTCGCATTTACCGCAGCCGGGTGGTGCCGCTCAGCCGGGGTGAGTCACCTGCGATTGTCGTGGAGCCGCTAGCCGACCTAGCCAACAACGACGTGCTTCCCAAGCTCGACTGGACGATGAACGTGCTGATTGCCGTGATCGTCAGGGGTCACCCAGCAGATCAAATTGCTGACCCCATCGTCGAAAGCATCCACGCCAAACTGATCGGAAACCAGGCGCTTCATGCGCTGGTGACCGGCCTCGTTCCGACCCGAGTCAGCTTCAGTATGATTGAAGCCGACCAGGACGCTGGCGTGGTCTCGCTGGAGTATGAAGTGCGATACCGCACCTCCTACGCCAACCTCTCCACAAACTGAGGAACCATCATGGCCCAGAAACCCATCGACGGCGGATCCTACTTCCGGGACGAGGCTGGAAACCTCGTTAAGCTGGAAGAGGGCCAATACCAGCTGGACCCCGAGACCCGCGAACTAAAGCGACCCGAATCGCCAAAGCCGCAAGCCACCAAGGCCGAGCAGACGGCCGTCCCTGCCCCCAAGAAGTGAGGCCCTGAGCCATGCCCCTGCTCGCAACCAAGAAGGCCGTTCTGGCCAAGACTGAGACCACCTACGGCAACGCCGTCAACACCAGCGCCACCGACGCGATCCTGCTGAGCAACCTGGACCTTCAGCCTTTTGAGGGCGACCAGGTAGATCGCAACCTGGTGAAGCCGTATTTCGGTGCCAGCGACATCCTGACCGCCAATGCCCGTACTCGCCTCAGCTTTGGCGTGGAGCTGGCCGGCACCGGCACCGTGGGCGCTGTGCCTCACTATGGACCGCTACTGCGTGCTTGCGCGATGAGCGAGACCATCGTGGCTAACACCGCCGGAGCTGGCGACCCCAGCAACGCGAAGGTGGTCTACGCCCCGGTCTCCGAAGGCTTCTCCAGCGTTACCATCCGCTGCAACTACGACGGCGTGCAGCACACGATCCGTGGCTGCCGTGGCAACGTTCGCCTGCAAGGGCAAGCCGGGCAGATTCCCATGCTGATGTTCGAGATGGAGGGCATCTATGTGCCTGCCACAGACAGCAGCTATTTGGATTTCACCACCAACGTCAACTACAGCGGTATTGCTACACCGGCAATCTTCAACAACACGAATACAACCGGGTTCCGCTTCCACAGCAGCAGCGGCATCCAGGTCGCACCTGACATGTCGAGCGTCGAGATTGATGTGGGCAATGCGCTGATCTACCGCGAGTTGGTCGGCAGCGTGAAGGAAGTGCTGATCACAGACCGTCGCAGCAGTGGCACGCTAACCATCGACGCCGTGACGATGGCCACGAAAAACTATTTCGAGGCCGCTGCCGCTAACGACACCGGCATCCTGACCTTCACCCACGGTATTGTGCCCGGCAATCGCGTTAAGTTCACGGCAGCTCGCTCGAACATCTCAAGCGTCAGCTACGCCGAGAACGACAACGTGCTTCAATACACCATCCCCTTCACGCTTCTGCCGGATCGCAACGACATGACGACTACTGGCGACCGTGAGTTCACCCTGGAGGTTTTCTGATGGCTTTCGTCCTCAAGCAGTCCGACCAGTTCTCCTGGCCTGTCACTTTTGATCTGCCGGTGGACGGCGGACTGCACGAGACGCAGACCTTTGATGTTCACTTCAAGCGGATGCCGCAGAAGTGGATCAGAGAGATTGCCAAGAAGATCGACGCCGACAAGGTGACCGACACTGAGGTAGCACGGGAGATCGTGCTTGGCTGGGCCGGTATCACTGATGAATCCGGCAAGGATGTTCCGTTCAGCCAGAAGGCACTTGAGCAGCTGCTTGAGATCCCGACCCTGGCTAGCTCGGTAGTGCTCGCCTTCTTTAAGGCTACTGCCGGGGTGAAGGAAAAAAACTAACAGACGCCGCTCGGCACTGGGCTGGCGGCACTGTCATTGATGAGCGGTCACAGGACCTCAGGTCGATGGGCATTTCGGAGGACATGATCGAAAAGATCGCCCCCGAGGAACTGCCTAAAAACTTCGAGGTCCTGCCCGAGAATTGGGAAGCAGTGCAGATGTTCCTGCGATGCCAGACGCAGTGGCGCATCTCTGGCATGGGTGGATTGATCGGCCTCGACTATGGAGCAGTCGCCTGGTTGCTTAGACTGTATCGAGCAAAGGACCAGCGCTCGCTGCTGGAGGATCTTCAGATCATGGAGGCGGCGGTGCTGGAAACGATGGCCAAGAGGAGGGCTTGATCCATGAGCATGAACATGGATGCTGCCATCCGGCTCAAAGCAAAAGTCGAAGGGCAGAACTCTATCCAGGCGTTCAGCCGTGACCTGAAGGGCCTGGACGGTGCCGCCAAGCTGACCGGCTCTGAGCTGGGTCGCATGAACATCGCCATCAATAGGATGGCGCGAGAGGCCGGTAACACCACCGCAGGGCTCCGTCAGCACATCGCGGCGCTGAGCAACCTGCGCGACCGTGTTGAGATCGGCGGCAAGGCTTACAACCGTCTCGGTGGCGAGATCGACGCACTGCGCGGCAAGCTCCGCGCCCTCGACAAAGACGCAGGCAACACCGGGGACACACTTAAGGACCAGCTCATCGGTGGCCTGGCAGCCGCTGGCGTGGGCCGGATGACTGCCGGCATCATCCAGAACGCCGCAGGGCTCGACGCTGAGGTGCGCAAGGCATCAGCCATCGAGGGTGGCGGCAACTACGACACGCTTCGCAAGAGCATCGAGGAGGTGGCGGCCGTCGCGGCAGGCACGCCCACTGAGGTGGCCCAGCTCGCCACCGCGCTGAGCCGCGCTGGCTTCACCGCAACCGAGACGTCACAGGCGCTGAGCGGCGTTGTGCTGGGCGCTGAGGCGGCGTCTGTTTCCTTCGAGGAAATGGGCTCGATCACAGCCGATGCGATGCGGGCGTTCGGTATCGAGACCAGCAAGACCACCCAGGTGGTCGACATCCTGGTGAAGGCCGCCAACAGCTCGAACCAGACGGTGCTCGATCTGGGCGAGTCACTCAAATACGCCGCACCCATCGCCCGCAGCCTTGGGGTCAACATCAACGACCTGTCGGCCACGATGGCGATCCTGGCCAATAACGGCATCAGGGGTAGCGAGGCCGGCACCGCACTGCGCACCGGCCTGGGCCGGCTTCAGCTCGCCGCCAGCGGCAGCCAGGATCAACTGCTGGAGCTGACCCGTGGCAGCGGCCTACTGGCCAACGCGATGAAGACGCTGGGAGCCAACGTGCTCGATGCGAACGGCAACCTCAAGCCGCTGGATGAGGTACTGATAGGGCTCAAGCAAAACCTGGAGAACATGCCCAAGGGCGTGCAGGTTGAGGTGATGAAAGCCCTGTTCGGGGATGAGGCTGGCGGCAAGCTGCGGGCAGCACTCAACTCCAGCGAGGCTGACATCCGCAAGATGTTCGGTGCGATCCGTGAGAGCGGCGGTGCCACTGAAACCACGCACGAGCAGATGCGCGGCTTCAGCTACACGATGACCGTGCTGAGCGGCAACATCGAGACGGTTGCCAACGCCATCGGCGACAAGTTCATCGCCGTGCTCGATCCGCTGGCTAAGGGTGCCATCGCGGTGCTGGATGTGATGCTCAAGCTGCCGCAGCCGGTGAAAGACTTTGCGGCCGCGCTCGCCGCGACTGGCATCGCCGCTGCTGGCGTTGGCTTAGCAATCAAGACCATCGGCGGCCTGTCGACCGTGATCAGCGCCGTCAAAGGCGCGACAGTCGCGCTGAATGGTGCCAAAGCAGCCCAGGTTGGCTTCAACCTGGCGGTACTAGCGAACCCCTATGTCGCGGCGGCGGCAGGCATCGCTCTACTGACGGCGGCGGCCTACAACATGAGCAAGCCGTTCAAGGAGTTCGTTGACTCGATTCCGCAGCGCATCGGCATCTTCTGGGACTCACTCGTCAATGACGCGACCTACAGCGTCAACGCGGTGAAGGGCGTGTGGGATGGTTTCACTGGCTGGTTCACTGGCCTTTGGCAGCGCATCGGCCAGTTCTTTGGCAACATCTGGGACGGCATCAAGAAGACCGTCAAAGATGCGCTCGGCGCTATCGGTATCGACGCCAGCTGGCTTGCAGGAGCATTTGGCAAAGTCGCTAACGAGATCGAATACCTGTGGAATCAGGCGTTCTATTTCATCCAGAAGAATTGGCAAACGGCTGTTGCCTTCATGGTCAATGCCAGCAGCCCGCTGTTCTTTGCACTGAAGAAGCTGGGCGTTGTGGACGTTGGTGGTGCCACGGCAAAAGCCTTGTTCGGTCAGCTGCCCCCTGCCCCGACAAGACGGTCAACCAGCACCAGCAACGTCATTCCGCCGGCACCTACGGGCGGAGGCGGCAACGTCACCATGCCTGGAGGTGGCGGCGATGGCGGGAGCGGGAGCAAGGGCAAAGATAAGTCAGCAGAGGATGCCAAGCGAGCCCAGGAACAGTACAACGGTGCGGTCAAGACTGGCACTGACCTAACGAGAAGCCTGGCAGAGCGACTTCAGGATGCGGACGTGAACATTCGGTCGCTGGGTGCAAATGCTGTCGAGTCACTTGCAGGTCAATTCCTTAAGTCTGATTTAGCCGCATCGCGTGAGTACGCTGAGGAAGTCCGCAAGATCAAGGAACTTGAAAGGCAGCGGCAGGAAGCGATTTCGAAAGGTGTTAGCACAAAAGACCTCGATGCGCGGATTCTCGCTGCTCGTGATCTGGCAGATAAGCTGCGGGAGGTTAGAGGTGAAGAGGCGTCTAGCACCTACACGCAGGGCCTGATCGACCTTCTACCAAAAGAAGAGGAGTACAACCGCCAGCTCAAAGAAGCGGCCCTACTGGCAGAGAATAAGAAGAAAGGAATCGAAGGGCTCACCGAAACACAAAAGCTCAACCTACAAATTGAACTGCTGGGCTTGGAAGCTATCGCTGCCACCAACCCTGTGCTTGCAGAGCAGATCAAGCTGCTACGCGAAAAGGCGGCTGCGCTTGATAGCGTTAAAGAAAAACAAGACAAGACATTTGGCGAAACAATCAAAGACAAGATTCAGGACTATTACAACAGTCTCAAGGATGTAGCCGGCAGTATTGGCGATGTCGTCGTTGGCACCTTTAAGGGTTTAGAGGACAAGCTCACTGAGTTCGTGATGACAGGCAAAGCCAACTTCAAGGAGATGGCTCTGTCGATCATTCAAGATCTGGCGCGCATTGCTATTCGGGCCGCGATCATCAAGCCACTGGTGGGAGCCATCGGCGGATTGTTCCCAGGCTTCTCGTTTGCGAACGGCGGCATCATGACCGCCAATGGCCCCGTGCCGCTCAAGACCTATGCAAGGGGTGGCATCGCCAACGGTCCTCAGCTGGCCCTCTATGGCGAGGGGTCGCGCCCCGAAGCCTATGTGCCACTGCCTGATGGCCGGCGCATCCCGGTTGCGCTCCAGGGCGGTGGTGGCGGCAATGCAACGGTCAACGTGAGCGTCGATGCACGAGGTTCCAGCGTCCAGGGCAACACCGGCCAGAGCGAAAGGCTTGGGCGGCTGATCGCTCAGGCAGTGCAGCAGGAGCTGGTCAAGCAGAAGCGACCGGGTGGCCTGTTGACGGCAGCGGCCTAGGATCGGGAGCATGGCGACCTTCACCTATACACCGGAGTATCCGCCGACCGAGGCCAGCGCCCCTCGCGTGCGCAAGACCCAGCTCGGTGACGGCTACGAACACCGCATCCGGTTTGGCTTGAACACTGACCTCAAGTCCTGGGAGCTGGAGTTCAACCGCCGCAGCGAGACTGAGACGACCAACATCCGCAACTTCTTGCAGGCTCGTGGTGGCGTTGAATCATTCACATGGACCCCGCCATTCTTCAGCGCTGTGGCTGGCCAGTATGTCTGCGAGCAATGGCAGATCACGGCAGTAGCGCACAACATCTACGACATCCGCGCAACATTCAGACAAGTCCCTGAGCCCAGCTGATGACTGTTCCCCAGAAGGTCACGTCAGAGCTTCAGTCGGTTGCGCCGTCCGCGATCATCGAACTGTTTGAGCTGACGCTCGCCACGGCGTTGCACGGCAGCAACTCCACCTATCGCTTCCATGCCGGCGTCAACGGCAAGAACGACGGCGGGGCGATCATCTGGAACGCCAACACCTTCACGGCCTATCCGGTCGAGGCCGATGGCTTTGAGTACAACGGCCAGGGCCAACTGCCCAGGCCCAGGATTCGCGTCAGCAATCAGCTCGGGCTCATCACTGCGATCCTGTTGGCGGTCAACGCCGCATCACCAGGTAACGACCTGGTGGGGGCCACGGTGACCCGGATCCGGGTGCTGGCTAAGCACATCGACGCTGCCAACTTCCCCGGCAATACCAACCCCTACGGCACACCCGATCCCACCGCAGAGCTGCCGAGAGAGGTCTACTACATCGCACGCAAGACCGTTGAAGCCCGCGATCTGGTGGAGTTCGAGCTGGCATCTGCGTTTGACCTGGCGGGTATCAGCGCCCCCAGGCGGCTGTGCATCGCCAACATGTGCAACTGGGTCTACCGCTCGGCTGAGTGCGGTTACATCGGAAACGCCTACTTCAATGACAGCGACCAGCCGGTGAGCACGTTGGGAGAGGACGTGTGCAGTAAGCGTCTTGCAGGGTGTGAGGCTCGCTTTGCCCCTGTATCCATCGACGCCACGGTCACGAGCGGTAGCGCCACGATGAGTGGGCTCTCAAGCACTGAGCTGAGCAAGATCAGCACCGGCGACCCGATCTACGGCTTCGGCGTCCCTCAGGGCACAACGATTGCGAGCAAGGGCACCAGCTCGCTGACCATGAGCCAGGCCGCAACCGCCAACAGTACCCGCACCGTCACCGGCACACTCAACGCAACCGGGACGGCCATCACGGTCAGCAGCGCCACAGGACTCCTGCCGGGCATGACGGTCACGGGCGCGAACATTCCAGCTGGCACCACCATCTCCAGCATCTCCGGCACCACGGTCACGCTGAGCATCAGCTACAACCCGTTCACCCGTGGCAGCTCAGAGACGCGCTCGGTGACCGTGCAGAAGTACCCGCTGGGCTTTGAGCTTTGGATGCTCAGTAACACGAGCGGCATCACCGTTGGCGACCTGGCTGGCAACACCGTCGGGATCACGACCACCAAGCCGCAGGGCACCAACGTCTACGCAGACACCAAGGTCAGCTCGATTGTCGCCAACTCCAGCGTCACACTCAACAAACGCTCTCAGTTCTCGCATGGCAACACCTTCACTGCGATCTTCTGGCGTCCTGTCACCTTTACGTCGTCCAGCTACACCTTCAGCGCATCCACTCGTTACACCATCAGGGCGGACAAGAGCCTGCCGTTCGGCAGCTTCCCTGGCGTGGGAGGCTTCTACGCATGAACAAGACCGCCAAAGCCGCAGCGCTGGAGCACGCCAAGGCTGAAGCCCCGCGTGAAGCGTGTGGCCTGCTCGTGGTGGTCAAGGGCCGTCAGCGTTACATCCCCTGCCGCAACCTGGCGCAGGGCAACGAGTTCTTTGTGCTCGATCCAGAGGACTGGGCCAGCTGCGAGGACATGGGTGAGATCCTGGCGGTGGTCCACAGTCACCCGATCACCCCGCCCGAGCCGAGCATGGCCGACCGTGTGGCGTGTGAGAAGTCCGGCCTGCCCTGGCACATCGTCAACCCCAACACCGAGGCGTGGGGCGGCTGCAAGCCTGAGGGCTACAAGCCACCTCTGATCGGTCGGCTCTGGGTATGGGGCGTGACCGACTGCTGGACCTTGGCTCGGGACTGGTATCAGCAGGAGCTGGACCTGGAGTTGCGCGACTGGGAGCGACCGACTGATCCTGAGCAGTTCCAGCGGCAACCCACATTCGATACCTGCTGGAAAGAGACCGGATTCCGCGAGCTGCGGGAGGACGAGGATCTGCAACGCGGCGACTTCTTGCTGATGGCGATCAGCTCACCAGGTCTCAACCATTGCGCTGTCTACCTGGGCGATCAGCTGGTGCTCCATCACATCCAAGGGAGACTAAGCAGCCGCGATCTCTACGGCGGGTGGCTCCTACAATGCACGGGGAGACGGCTTCGCCATGCTTCGCAGGATTAAGCTCTACGGGTCACTGGCGAATTTCATCGGCAAGCGTGTGCTCCAGGCCGATGTGGCCACCCCAGCCGAGGCTGTGCGCTTCCTGGTGGCGAACTGGCCCGAGGTTGAGAAGCACATGAGCGACCAGCACTACAAGGTCGCCCTGGGCACTGAAGAGCTGCCGGTCGACACAGATCCTGATCAGCTGCACTACCCCGCCGGTCGCTCTGACATCCGCATCATCCCGGTAGTGGTCGGCGCTGGCACCGTTGGGCGGATCATCGCTGGCGTGGGCTTGATCGCCCTGTCATTTGGTGTGGCCTCACTTGCCGCTGGTGCGGTCTGGGCTGGCACGCTGAGCTACGGCACCGCCCAAGCGATTGGCTACGCGGCCACCATCGGCATCGGCATTGGCGCAAGCCTTGCGCTGAGTGGCGTTGCGCAGCTACTGACGCCCATCCCCCAGACCACCAAGGACCAGGGGGACCCACGCAAGTCGTTCAGCTTCTCAGGGATCCAGAACACCACCCGCCAAGGGACGCCCGTGCCGGTGATTTACGGCGAGACCCTGGTGGGCTCCGTCGTGATCTCTGCCGGCATCGACATCGTGCAGGTGAAGGTATGAGCCAGGATGATCTGATCATCGGCGCAGGTGGCGGCGGCGGCAAAGGTGGTGGCGGCACTGGCGGCACGCCCAGCGAAGCCAAGGACAACCTGGAGTCCACTGCCTACGCGCAGGTCATAGATCTCATCAGCGAGGGCGAGATCGAAGGCTTTGCGACACCATCAAAGGCAGGACTGGTTCGTGGCACGACTGAATACAACACAGCGTCCCTGAAGGACATCTACCTCGACAACACACCGATCCTGCGTGCGTCTGCATCTAACAGTTCTCCAGCTGCCGGCTCTTACAACTTCAAGAACGTCACCGTTCACACTCGCTTTGGGACTGGCAATCAAAGCAGGATTCCATTCGGTGATCAGATCTCAGAGGAGATTGGCGTCGGCCTGGCAGTAGAAAAAGACGTGCCGATCACGCGCACAATTACCGACACCAACGTGGATCAGGTGCGCGTTACGGTTTCGGTGCCGCAGCTCCAGAAGATCCAAGACGATGGCGACATCGTTGGTTCCAGCGTTCAGATCTACATTCAACGCCAGTTTGCAGGTGGCGGCTTCACCACGGTGGTGGATGACACGCTGAAGGGCCGCACTGCTGATCAGTATCAGCGCGACTATCTCATCGACCTGCGCGGGCAAGATCCAAGCAGCTTCCCCGTTGACATCCGCATCGTGAGGGTGACCGACGACGCTGACAGCGCCAAGCTGTCCAACGGCATCGTCTGGACCAGCTACACCGAGATCGTCCAAACCAAGCTCAACTATCCGCACAGCGCACTGGTCGGTCTGCGCATCGACGCTGAGCAGTTCCGGAACGTGCCGTCCCGCAGCTACCTGGTCAGGGGGCTGAAGGTACGCATCCCCAGTAACGCTACGGTCTCCAGCGCCACTGGCCGGCTGGTCTACTCAGGCACCTGGAACGGTACGTTTCAGGCAGCGCAGTGGACCAGCGACCCAGCCTGGTGCCTGTGGGATCTGCTGACCAAGGAGCGGTACGGCCTCGGCTCGCACATCAAGGAGGCGCAGCTGGACAAGTGGGCGTTCTACTCAGCCTCGCAATACTGCTCCGCCTTGGTGCCGGATGGCTTCGGCGGCACTGAGCCGCGATTCAGCTGCAACGCTTCGATCCAAGCGCCGACCGAAGCCTACAAGCTGATCAATGACCTGTGCTCAGTGTTTCGGGCGATGCCCTACTGGAGCACCGGGGCGCTGACCGTTTCGCAAGATCGAACGGCTGATCCGTCTTATCTGTTCACGCTGGCAAACGTTGCTGAGGAAGGGTTCAGCTATTCCGGCAGCGACATCAAAACCAGGCCCAACGTCGCGGTGGTGCAATACCTCGACCTCAAGAGCCGTGACACCGCCTATGAGCAGGTAGAGGACCGCACCGCCATTCAGCGTTATGGCGTGATCAAGCAAGAGGTCACAGCCTTTGCCTGCACCAGTCGCGGCCAGGCCGCTCGCATTGGCGAGTGGATCCTCTACGCCGCACAATACGAGACCGAGGTGGTGAGCTTCACCGCCAGCATCGAGGCCGGCGTGGTGGTGCGCCCTGGGCAGGTGATCGAGATTGCCGACCCAGTGCGAGCTGGTGTTCGTCGTGGTGGCCGCATCATGGCAGCCAGCACGACGCAGATCACCATCGACAGCACAGAGGGTGTGCCAAGCTCCGGCGAGGTGTCGGTGATCCTGCCGGATGGCACCATCGAGACGAGGCCCGGCAACCGCGTTGGAACGGTCGTTACCTTAAGCTCTGCCCTTTCCAAGACGCCCAACGTGGGCAGCGTCTGGGTGTTTCGCTCTGGCGGTGGCATCCAGACGAGTTACTGGCGGGTGCTCACGGTGGAGGAGCAAGGCGGCACCCAGTACGCCGTCACAGCGCTCAGCTACAACGCCAGCAAATACGACTTCATCGAGCGAGACCGCAAACTACAGTTCCGTGATGTCACCAACCTGAATCAGCCTGTTGAGCCACCCACTAACCTGAACCTGTCCGAAACCCTGTATGAATACCAGGGCCAGGTTCGGGCCAAGGTGTTGATCAGCTGGAAGCCTAGGGTTGGCGTTAATCAGTACCGGGTGAGATGGCGCAAAGAAAACGGCAACTGGAACGTCTACACCACGCAGTCGCCTGATCACGAGATTCTCAACATCACGCCGGGCACGTTCACGGTTCAGGTTTACAGCCTCGATGCGTTCAACCGTCCATCATCCACTGCGCTTGAAGGCGTTATCAATGCGCTCGGAAAGACTGCACCGCCGAGCAATGTCACCGGGTTCCAGCAGGTGATCGACCCCGACATCGGCGTGCAGCTCCAGTGGAACCCGGTGGCAGATCTTGACCTGCGCGACTACGAGATCCGCCAGGGCGGCACCACATGGGACAACGCCACCTTCGTGACGCGGGTGGCGGCCACCACCTACAAGCTGGGCATCCTCCAGCCGGGTTCGGTCACCTATCGGATCAAGGCCCGCGACACCTCGAACGTCTACAGCGCAACCGATGCCACCCGCACGGTGACAGTTACGGCGGCCGATGCGCCGAACCTGAACAGCTCCATCGAGGACCCCGTGGTGTCGCTCACATGGAGCACACCGCGAGGCAGCTACTCAGCGGCCTACTACGACCTGCGCTATGGGGCGAGCTGGGCCAGCGGCGTGCAGATCGCCCAGGTGAAGGGCAACGCCTACAACCTGCCGGTCACATGGTCCGGGGCGCGGACGTTCTGGGTGGCAGCGGTCGATCCTGTGGGCACCGTGGGCGCTGCGGGCTCGCGGGTGGTGATGATCAACTCAGCAGCGGCACCGACGATCACAGCTGCGTTCTACGGTCGCAGCTGCACGCTTACCTGGAACGCCGTCAACGGCACGCTGAAGACTCGGTTCTACGAGATCAGCTACGGATCTACCTACGCCGCCCGCACCGTGATCACCAGGATCAGCAGCGACGGCACCGGCTACAGCCTGCCAGCTGACTGGTCAGGAGCACGCAAGTTCTGGGTGGCAGCGGTCGATGGCAATGGCAACCTGGGCACAGCAGGCAGCGTTGACACCAACATCGGTCCGGCCCCGGCTCCCTCGCTCACAACCCTGATCATTGGGCAGTATGCGCAGATCAGCTGGACGCCCGTGCGCGGCACATTGGAGACGGCCTACTACGAGGTGCGGCGCGGCAGCACCTGGGCAACTTCACCTGTCGTTGGCCGGGTGAACTCCACCTCCATCGAGGTCAAGGTGGACTGGGTTGGCACACAGCGTTTCTTGGTGCGCGCCGTGGACATCAACGGGCTCTACGGTGCAGCGGGAGGCTGATCCATGACCATCGAATCCTGGTACGGGGACGAGGCAGCGGCTGACATCGTGATCAGCCCTCCGTCGCAGCCGAGCATCACGCAGCAGGTGGTGGACAACAACGTGCTGCTGCGGTGGAACGACTGCACCCAAAGCCTGCCGATTGTCTCCTACGAGCTGCGGCGAGGTGCTACCTGGGCCGGTGCAACGGTGATCGGCACCAAGCAGGGCGGGTTCACCTCAGTGTTTGAAACCGCTGGCGGCACCTACACCTACTGGCTGGCTGGCATCGACAGCGCAGGCACCTATGGACAGCCGGGCAGCATCACAGCCACTGTGAATCAGCCACCGGACTATGTGCTCCGACTGGACCAGGAGAGCCTGTTCAGCGGCACCAAGACCAATGCCCTGCTCGATGACAACATCGACCTGCTGCTGGGCGTCAGCCTCACCGAGACCTACGAGGCGCATTTCACCAGCCGCAGCTGGACCACGCCTCAGGCGCAGATCGACGCAGGCTATGCCTACTGGATCATGCCCAGCACAACATCTGCGGTCTACGAGGAGGTGGTCGACTACGGGGCAGTCGTTGCCTCCAGCAAGGTGTCTCAGACCTTGACGAGCACGGTCGTTGCTGGCACTTTCTCCGTCACTCCCAAGATCAGCGTCAAGCTCAACGCAGGTGATGCCTGGACCGACTTCGACGGAGTGGCTTCCGTCTACACCACTAACTTCCGCTACATCAAGTTCCGTTATGACTTTGCCAGCGCAGGTGGTGATGACCTGATGCTGCTAACCGAACTGAACTACCGGCTCGATTCCAAGCTGCGCAACGACTTCGGCACAAGCCAGGCCAAGGCCCCGCTGTCTGGCACCTACAGCCGCAGCGCCACGACCATCACCGTCACCGCCACTGCTCATGGCCTAGTGGTGGGTGAGCTAGTGGACCTGGACTTCACTACCGGCACCGCCACTGATGGCGTCTACACGGTGGCTACCGCCACCACCAACAGCTTCACCGTAACCAGCGCGACAAGCGGAACGACCAGTGGCAACGTCACCCTGCACGCAGGCGGCACACCAGTGAACTTTGCAATCGACTTCGTGGACGTGGAGGCAATCAGCGTGACCCCAAGTGGGACCACGCCTCGCCTGGCGATCTATGATTTTGTGGACGCCCCTAACCCCACGACCTTCAAGGCTTTGCTGTTTGATACAGCCGGCAATCGAGTGAGTGGACCCTTCAGCTGGAGCGCCCGAGGAGTCTGATGGCCAACTGGAGCAACCCCACTCTTACCAGCCTCTACACCAACTTCCTCACCGAGCTGAAGGCGCGGGATGAAGACCTCGCCAAGCAGTTTGACGGGCAGACGGTCTCGAACCTTGTTACCGGAGCAATCCGGTGGAACAGCACGATCAACCGCTGGCAGAAGTGGAGCGGCACCGCCTGGGGCGAGCTGGCCACCACCTATGCCCTGACGGGCCTGAGCACCACCGGCAACGCAAGCATCGGCGGCACGCTGGCAGTCACGGGCACCACGGCGCTGGCGGCGGCCACGGCCACCACTCCGGCCACCGCTGACAACAGCACTGCGGTGGCAACCACCGCCTACGTCCGCGCTCAGGGCTACGCCGGACTGGCGTCACCGGCTTTTACCGGCACGCCCACCGCTCCCACGGCGGCGCTCAATACCAACACCACCCAGGTCGCCACGACGGCCTTCGTGATCAACCAGGCGGCGGATGTAACGCCGCTGATGGCCGGCACAGCGGCGGTTGGCGCATCGCTGGAGTTTGCTCGCGGTGATCACGTTCACCCAAGCGACACCAGCCGGGCACCACTGGCGAGCCCCACGTTCACGGGCATTGTCACGCTGCCTGGAGGGACGCTGGCTGAGCAGTGGAGCAGCTCCGACACAGACATCGACGGGCTGATCGGCGGCTCGCAGTTTGGTTCGTTGCTGGAAGGCATCAGCAACGGGCATTTCACCGTCGGTCTCAGGTCTAACGACGTTGGAGACGGCTTCCAAGTCATCAGCAAGCAGGCTGGCAACGCCACCTACACGCTCAAGTGCTTTGAGGTTCGAGCAGATGGCGATGCTTCTATCGCTGGCACGCTGACGGCGGCAGGCTTTTCCGGTAACGCCACCACTGCAACAACACTCGCCACCGCCCGCACGATCTGGGGTCAGTCGTTCAACGGCTCCGCCAACATCACCGGCAACCTCACCGCAGTCGGCAACATCACTGGCTCGGGTGCAGTTGTCTTGACATCGGGCGGCACTGACCAGCCGGTCACGATCAACACCTCCGGCAACGGCTCGATCATCCTCGATACCGGCACCGCTGGCGGCACGGTGCAGCTGCGGGGCGGCACCAACGGCACGCGGATTTACAACGCCGCGAACACGCAGTTCTCGCAGATCAACGTGGAGGCGCTGAGCGCCACCAGGACGCTCACCCTGGCCAACGCCGACACCACCCTGGTCGGCGGCACGATGGTGCCCACGACGGGATCGGGTGCGACTGGCACCTGGGGTATCAACGTCTCTGGCAACGCTGCAACAGCAACGGCGCTGGCGACCGCCCGCACGATCAACGGCGTGGCGTTTGACGGCACGGCCAACATCACGATCTCGACGGCCTCCGCCAACTCCGTCACCTTCAACAACGGTGGAGCAGGCGGTGCATCTGGCAGCACGTTCAACGGCGGCACGGCGCTGACCGTTAGCTACAACACCATCGGCGCACCGAGCACCACCGGCACTAACGCCTCCGGCACCTGGGGCATCAACATCACCGGCAACGCCGGCACCGCAACCACGGCAACATCTGCCACCACTGCAACGAACTGCTCGCGCCAGGTGATCGCTGGCAACGGCTTGAGCGGCGGCGGTGCCCTGTCGGCGGATGTAACGCTGACGGTTGGCGCTGGCGATGGCATCAGCGTTGCTGCCACATCGGTAGCGGTCAACTCGACCGTCATCCGCACCACAGGAGATCAAACGCTCGGCGGCAATAAGACCTTCTCTAGCCCGCTGCTCGCCGCAGCCGGTTCAATCACAGCGCCTGGCATCGCATCATCTGGCGACACCAACACCGGCCTGTGGTGGGAGTC